AGGAGACTTGTGCTTCTGCAATCTGTATCTGTATGGATTCATCATCATTACCAGTTCCTACATCAAAATTTGTAAACTCAGCTATCTTGGACATAAATAAAAAATTTGGCAGATCACGACTGCCACCAAATATCAATCTTTGGTCATGCAATGTAACGGCTCTTGCATATCCTCTAACAGAACTAAATACTGGCTCTTGCCATTCTGTAATTGCATCAGTATCAGCTATAGCCCCTGATAGTGTAGCCGTAACAACTGTCGCACTTGTGTAACCAGATATTAGAGCATGACGTACTGTATTGGCTGAATCTACAAGCCTTAAATACATTCCATTATAAGCCGATGTAAAAGCATCAGCACTTGCTGTTAATGTCACAGATCCACTTGTTCCACTAGGAGTTAGTGTGACACTTCCTGTTGCAAATTTAAAATAAGGTTGAAAGCCAAGACCTGATGATGTGTCAAAAGCAAATTCTGTTCTTGAGAAGTTAGTTGCACTTGTTCTTTGTAATTTCTGCATTGGGATTGATGGGTGCGTTATAAACATTGTATCGCCACTTTGGGCAACAACTAATGATCCAATATGTGCAGTAAGCCAAGGGCAACTTGTTATAGTTTGTAATATTGCCGTTGGATTAGATATATCAACAATGCGTAATTTGGTATTACTAAAAAATAATATATAAGCTTCATCTTCATCATAGACATAAGCTTCTGTTTGATAATCTTCGTTTGCAAGAGTCTGGAGATACTTTAGCCCAGGTCTCCTAGTGCAACCACCCTGAGCCTTTAACCTTACGTTACGGAGTCTGTATGCCCCATTACGATAGGCTTCAGCATCAACTCTAGATGACAAAAGAGGGGATAGCTCCCCTGATGAAAAATTTGTAGTAAATTGTCTTAAAAGTGCCATTCATTCAAGTTCCTGTAGTCCCTTCAATCTTGGTAAAGATTCCAGAACCTAATCGTATTCTATGGTATCTGCTTAATGCTACTTGCTGAGTTGTAACTTGTTGTGCATCTCTTGCTTTGGCTCTCCTAAATTGTACGTCTGATAACTGACTATATGATCGTGCAATATCTGCTTTTCGTGTAACAGATAAAGCCAAAATTGATGCAAGACGATATATAACCCATAAGGTAAAAGCTGGGGGCCAATATTGTGTATCAACCCTAAATATATAATTGAGAACTACTCTGTCATTCTCATTAGCATTTAAATATATGTACTTTTCATATATATCATATTGCTGAACAGCATCTTCTATAGTTACAGTCTGAACTTGTATAACTGCTGGTTCTGTGGGCATTGCATAAGCAGCGTCCCAACGATCCACTGGCACATCAGCTAATCTTGATAATTGTATCTGACCAGTTGCAAAGTTCCAATTATTTTGAGCAAGACAATCTTCGACTATATCCTCATAACTTGTGTTCATTACCAAAGCTTCATCTGTGGCTTCAGTAAATGAGGACAAAGGCTCCATACCTACCAAAACCATAGCTCTTTGTGCAACCTCAATATCGGTCTTGGCTGTATTTGGCATTATGCGTAAGCCTTTTTACCCTTGTTCTTGTTACCCATTTTTTTATTATTGCGACCTATTTTATCATTATATTTAGCCATCGCAGTTAAGCCTTCTTTTGTATATGGAAATTCCTTACCATCTTTAGCCTTTGGCATTAACTCTACCTCCTAGTTTTACTTTTGATCCGAATGTTACTGAGTAACCACTAGATGAGGAAGTAGCCTTTACAGCTACCTCCTTCTTTTTTGTTGTTGGCTTTTTAGCCATTAGTCACTATCCGAAGCACTTAGTGTCGTGATATTATTCACGTCCACTGTCGACCCATCATTAGCACTAACGACAAACATACCATAGACTGGTGTGCCACCAGTGGCTGTGTTAGCAAAAATTACATCGCCAAGATTCATCTCTTTAGCCATGTCATTAAAGTAACCAGCACCATCTATGACTGTACTTGCGTCAGTTGATGTGTAATGCCAGATATGAAACCCATTTCCACCATAGGAAACTAAACTTAAATTTGATTGTACAAATGCCATGTCTACCTCCTAATTCTTAAGTTCCATTTCAAATACACCTTCCTCATCGATCAAGACTGCGTTCTGTTGCATTTTGTTTAATACAAAGTAACTGTCCTTATCGTTGTGATATTGCATATTTGAACTGATGTCCGTACCGATTGCATGAGCAACGGCATCTCTATGATAGGCAAAACACTCTTTATGTGTTGTCCCAGCAGCTCCTGATCCATTTAATCCAGTTAGACCACCATGGGCGAACCACATGAAACCTAACCATCTCTTGGCAGTTACTCCAGTTGGAAAAGGTAAGTCATTTTCCCCAACATATTCTGCTCTTGAGAATTGATCGATAGCCATTAACTGCGACCATTGCTCCCAACCAACAACACAGTATCTCTGACCATCATCAGGTACTTCGTTGTTACCAAACTTTTCCATAAGCTCTAAAGCCCAGGCTAAAGTTATGCCGTTAGATGTTTCATCATGTGCGGAACTGGTAGTTGTCATCTGAGCTAAAATTAGATCATCTGTTTTTCTACCTAGTGCATATGCACCTGATTGTTGAGCAACTTGCATCTCATCATGGTTGATTCTTAACTGGTCTAGATCATCGACCCATTCTCCAGCAAAATAATCCTCAACTGTGACTGAGACATTTGTATGTGCAAGGTTCATTGGTGCAATATTACCATGCCTCGCCTTTGTAGTAGCAAAACCTTTACCGATTTTTTGGAATGTTGTTTTGTTCTTAACACCATTTCTAGTACGAACAGTATTCCTAAGTTTAGAACCCATTCGCTGATAAGCAACATGAACGCCAGACTCAAATTCTTCAATAAAGGAAGTGCTTATGGTTGATACAGCCATTAAAGCCTCCGTTAAAGGTTAAAATTATACTATTCTGGTTATTCGCTTCACTACTACGTTGAAGTTATTCCATTTCTGGGCTTCTAAGTAATTCTACGAGCCTTCTAGTAATTTCAATCTTTCAGAATTGTAAGACTTTGTTAATTCACATTACTATGATGCACGTCGCCTAGCTAACTGATCTGCCATAGCCCTTACTTTGGCAATGTGATTCGGGTCACCACCATTTTGCCAATATTTAGGATCTCTTTGAGCAGCCATTAAATCTTCTTTAGTGACAGTTTCCTGAAACTCAGTTGCAGATGTCATGTTAAATTTTGGTTGACCATTCAATTCCATGATGGATTCGAAGAACTTAACCATATTAGCTGATGCTGGTATCTCTGCAAATGTATTATAATCAGCCTCTTGCAATACAGAATTAGCCCACGCATCTACTCTTTCAAGTCGTCTATCTGCGTGTTCTCCCAAAGCTTCACTTTCCACGTTCCAATCAGGTCCAGATGTTTGTTGTACTGCCATGTACTCAGTTACAAAATCATTAAACTCTGGTTGGCTTAGTGCCATATCATGTGCTTTGTCTCTAAACCAGTTAAGCATATGGTCATCTTCAGCTACCTCTAGTTTATTACCATCTTCGTCTTGCATTTCAACTTTGTAATCTGCTGGACTAATAGGTACTTCTCTAGATGCATCATTATTTAATTCTTGAATAACTTCTTCTTTAATTTCATCACGGCGTGTATGAAACTTTCTTTCCAAGTTTTCATAAGATGTTTTAAGTTGCTCAGGCGTTTCAAACTTTTCTGGTAACCAGTCAGGTCTCTGGACTTGATCTTGTTCGACTTCATTTTGTTCTCCTGTGTCGTGTGCAATGGTGCTTTTGACTTCCGTATCGGTGCTTTCATTGCTTTCTGTAGTTTCTTGTTCATTAGACATATTTACTCCTTTTTAACAGTCCCACTTTCTTAATGCTTTATTGATACGGCTATTAGGATCATTAGCCGTTTTCTTACTTGTTAGTTTTTTCTTCATACCCATCATTCTCTTGCAGAAACTTCTTCGTCTTGCAGCTTTTTTAGGGCTTTTCTTTGCAGCTTTTGCAGAAACTGGAGGTTTGATATTCTTCCTTTGACGACGTAGACTTGCTCTGCCTTTGGCATTGAGTCCACCACTTGGGTTTTTTCCTTCTTTTCTCTGCCATGCTGGTGATGCCATCTAAGCCTCCGTTTTGGCATAAGTTGGTTTCTTGCCACCACCACTAGGATTAGTAGCTCTCTTTCTATTTGATGCTTGTCTTTTTTGTTTAACACTCATACGACTTGCTTTTGATGATGGAACGCATTTAGGATAACCTCGACCATCTCCCATCTTTCTTCCACAAGCTGGGTGCTTACCATCTTTCTTAGTGGATATATCAACCCACTTTTCATTAAACCACTTAGTTAAACTCATGCCGACCTATACTTGCCACCCATTTTCTTATACTGAGTAACTAATTGCCCTGAGGCATACGCTGAGGGCCATTTCTTCACTCTAGCCTTAACTATGGCTTTTGCTCTTGCATATAAACTTGGATTTGTTGGTTTACTCGCCATTTTTTCTACCCATTTCTGTTCTGTGTTTAATTAGTGCTACGACCCATCTTTGACCTTCAAAGTGAGCAAGGTGTTCAATTCCCAATCCCGAACTGTGAATGTTATTTGTTGTAATATTTTCCAAATACTGAATGAACAATTTGCCAATCCCCGAACCAAAAAGAGCATAGGCTTTATTATTAAGATCAGCTTCAACTTCAGTAGTGTATGAACGACCATCAATCGAGGCATTTGCTTTCTCCTTTGTCATTGACCCATTCCTTGCTGTTGCATTAACTGCATAGCCATATCGATGTTGCCTTGTACTTCTTGTCTACTGGCAAGTAATTCTTCTTTGATACCAAACTTAGATGCTAGATATTTAATAACCTTTTCCTGATTATATAATGCTGGTGTAATTTCTGGACCGAATGTACCGGCGACTGTCTGCTGAAATCTCACAAAGTCAGCTACGTCTTGCTGATCTTGAGCCCTTAATAACGGAGATACAGGAACAATCCTTATTTCTCTGCCGTCAACTTTTGGTATATCCAAGATGCCTTGTTCAGAGTAGATTGCCACAATCCTTTCAACCAATGGGTGCAAGAACTCTTTTTGCATACGCCCTGCGACTGCTCCCATATCTCTTGCCACGTCAGCCAACCTTTCTGAAACTTCTGTTGCTGACAATGGTGTTTTCGCATTTGCTCTTGAATCGAGTTCATCAATATACAAAGCCTTCCTGACATTTCTTCTCATATCCTCCAAGATTAATTGTCCAACATCAAAACGTGCTG